AAAGATTTTAAAAGAAATAATAATGACTTTCATAGGAGGTCAGGGAGCACAAGCAGTTATTAATTGGGGTTACGACTATACTCAGGCGTATGCTAAACAGATTGTAACCATTGATTCTGGAAGTAAAACAGGATACTTTGGTGTTTCGGAATATGAAAGCGATATTGTAGCTCGTCCTACTTCTAAGTGGGCAGAATACAGTGCTTCAATTATTGTGGACAGGCCAAAAACTAAAACAACAGGTTCGGGAACGGTAGTAACCATAGGTATGGATGCTACTATTAATCAAAACGCTTTATCTTTGCAGGAAGTTAATATTCAAGCTTTAATAGGTAGGATGATCTAATGAGCAACTATACAAAGACTACAAACTTTACAGCCAAAGATACTCTTCCTACGGGCAACCCTGCGAAGATTATCAAAGGGGCTGATTTTGACACTGAGTTTGATGCGCTTGTTACGGCAGTAGCATCAAAAGCAGATACTAATAACCCAACTTTTACAGGCACCGTTACGATACCTACTTTAAATGTTAGTGGTACGTTGACTGCTGGAACAATTACCGGAGGTACATACTAATGGCTCTTATTGATGATTTGTTAGGGCTTGGTTTTGATGTAAGTCAGTTTAAAACTCTTTCCGATGAGCTTAAAGCTTTTGGTCAAACTGCACAAACTGGAATGGAAGGCATAGGGACAACTGCTGCTAGTGAAATGCAGTTTAAACCTTTTACGGTAACTTCAGGAACAGGCACAGCAACAACTACTGCTGACGGTAGTACCAAATTAGCTTTATCTCCAGAACAACAAGCTTTACAGGATACACTTTTTGGAGGTGCCGGTGGTTTAGCTACACAGGCTACAGCAGCTTACGATCCTATTTATGAACAATTAGCTAGTCAAGCCTATGGCGGTGTTAGTGGTTTAATGTCTAATGCTCAACAGGCTGCTTTAGATGCTGGGTCTATGGACAGAGCAGCTAGAGAAGAACAAGTTTACGGACAGCTAAGAGCCTTACAATCGCCTGAAGAGGAAAGACAACGGTTAGCCTTAGAAAACCGTATGGCTGCTCAAGGACGTTTAGGTACGCGCACAGCGCAGTTTGGAGGCACACCGGAGCAACTAGCACTGGCTAAGGCTCAAGCAGAAGCTCAGAACCAAGCATCCCTTATGGCTATGCAACAATCAGGGGCTGAACAGCAACAAGCTCTTCAAAGAGCCGCAGGGTTGCAAGGTTTAACTTCAGGTATGTTTGGAATGGGTACGCAAGCTAGAATGACCCCAAGACAAATACAAGCAGCGGACTTACAAAACTTAGCTGGCATGATGCAATCCGGTTATGCTCCTGAATCTCAGATGCTTAATCAATTACAGGTAGGCACTAACATAGCATCTCTTGCTGATACAGCACGTAGACAAGCCGCTATGGAAAAAGCAGAGTCTTACGCATCAGGACTTGACGCTAACTTACAAGCTCAACAAATGAGATCAAATTTATTGGCACAAGCTATAGGCTCTGCTGGTAATGTTATCGGTGGAGGAATAGGCGGCGGCGGTTTGTTTAGTAACATATTAAGCGGTATTGGGGCAGGAGGCGATATTCCTGTTATACCTAATTGGTTAGAAGATTTATTAGGAATTTAAAATGGCTAAACTATCAGAAAGTACACTACAAAGTATTAAAAACTTTGGTAGACAAGACCCCGCAGCTCCTGCTCGTAGACTAGCCCAAGCAGCTCCTCAGTACAAGCAAATGGGCACTACAGACCCGTTGGCTCGTAGAGTAGGTAGTTTGTTTAGTAACTTAGGGGTAGACACAAGTTACATGCAGACAGCCCCTGAACGTATAGCTGCTGAAACTCAAGGTTTAGATTTATCTACTATTGAAGGCCAACAAAAAGCTCTTCAAGCTGAAATGCAATACGTGCAAGACCCACAGGCTCGTAGGGCTTTAGGTTTGCGTATGATAGAGTTAAATAAACTTAAAATCCAACAAGAAGAACTGGCTATACAAAAAGCTCAACGAGCAGTGCAGCAAGATGTTACTGCTAGAGTGGCTAATCAGTTTGAAGACCCTTTAATGGCTGATTCTGTAAAAGCAGGGTTAGTTCCAGTTTCTACGGCAATGGTTAAACTAACAGAAAAAAGAAAAAATGAAAGGGCAATGGAAGGTACTAAACAGCAGCAACTTGCGTATTTAACAGGACTGGGTGTTTCTTCAGATAGTTGGTTATATAAAGGTATTAGTGATGGTACTTTATCAAATTTAAGTGTTACTGAAAGAGGTCAAGCTATTTCATCTATACTTGAAGCTGAAGAAATTGAAGGTTTGTTAGAATTACCTGAAATGTCTGAAAGACAAGATGTTAAAAAGTTACTTGAAAATGGGTTAATAAATGTTACCGCTGCTAAGGAAATGTTAAGAAATAAAGAACCTGACTTGTCTTATTCTAATTCTAAATGGATGCTTGTAGACGGTAAAAGAACTTACGTTGCAGACGTTACGCCATCTTCCGGTGAGAAATATTTTGGAAAATACAACGAGACAAGCCAGCAATGGGAAAGAATAGATCCTTCAAAGGCAGAAAAACTACCAGAATCAAAACAAATAGACTATAATAAAGTTGGCCCTTCTGAAATAAAATTAGCGGATCTTTATTTACAAAGGCTTGGTGATAAATTTACAAACATTTCTTATGATATTCAAAGAGAAGTTATGCTTGATACAGCCAGTTTAGCTTCTCAGTTAATGTCCGAACAAAACATTTCTCAAGAACAGGCAATGGAAGAAGCTGCTAATACTATTATAGAAGGAGTAAAAAACAATGGTAGTTGGTTTGGCAGCCTTACTTACGAACGTCCTGCTAAACCTTCTGTACGTAGAAACGCAGGTGACTATATAAACGAAGCTATAAAAGGACAGTAAAGTGCCTACGCAACAAGAACTAAAGGATGCCATTCAGCTTGCTCTTGATGACAATAACATGGAAGCTGCCTCTGAGTTAAGAGCTATGTATTTAGCCGCTGAAGAATCTTCCACAACAACCGAAGAACAACCTGCGGAACCTGTTGAAGAAACACCGGAACTTAAGCCTATTTCATGGTTTGATGAGTTTGAGTTTGCTTTTGATTCTTCTCACTCAGACGTTAATAACTGGGGTTTAGCCTTAGAAGCTAAACTTGCTTTAGGTGATTGGGATACAGATGCAAACGGTGATTTAACTTTTAAGAATGGTTATGAGCTGTACGGTAAAGAGTTCATGGACGATATGGACTATGACCAACGTAGAAATTTCTTATTAAAACGTAGAGATGAGGGTGTTAAAGAAGAACATCTTAATACTATTTTAGTGCAGGAGAAAGAAGGTAAGTCTGCTTCCGCTGAAATATTAGGAAGTTTTGTTGGCATGCTTATGTCCCCTACAACTTTAGCTCCTGTGGGTAAAGGAATTGCGGGTGCGGCTAAAGCTGGGGGTTTGTTAGGTCTTGAAATAGAAGCCGCTGAACAAACTGCTGAGGGTGAGCTTGACGTAGTTGATTTGGCAAAGTCTACAGCGGTTGGAGCTGTAGGATCAGCAGCCGTTACTAAAGTTGCGCAAGCTACTAAAAACGCAGTGAAGGTAGTTAATGCTAAAAGACAAGCTAAAAAAACTCAAGTTGGTATAGATAATATGTCCGCTAAAGTGGAAGACCAACTAGCCACAGGTTTAGCAGAAGGTTTAACCCCTAAACAAAGCTGGGCTAGAGCTAGACAAAACTTAAGTTTGTCTGCCAGTCAAGTAGCTGACTTAGCAGCACATGGTAAGGTCATGATGCCTTCCGTTGAAAATGCTACTAAAATTGTTGCAGCTAAAAATAATCCAATAATTTCTTCCAATGCGGCTACAAAACTATTAGACCATTTATTCGCACCTATAAGCACTGTTGTGAGAAACATTAGTGAACCTGTCTTTGGAAGACTTAGAAAGTTTGAGTACGATGTAAGCGCAAACACTCAAAGTAACATGCAAGCTGCTTCTGATTTTATGATTAAAGCTTCTAAACTTAGAAAAAAAGGGGGCAGGAAAGCAGAGTATAATGACTTTGAAACTGCCTTGTTTAATGGTAACTTTCAAAAGGCAACTAATATAGCTAAAGTTTTTTTTCCTGAGATTTTAGAGCCTTTACAGAAAGTAATAGGTAAAGAAGGTGTTTTAAATATTCTGCATAAAGACCTTAAGCAAGCAGGAGTTGACGTAGGTTTCTTAGAGAATTATTTTCCAAGAGTTGTGAAGGATGTAGGTAAGCTTTTAAATGCTTTGGGGTCTACGGAAAGAAGTAATCTGGACATAGCTCTTAGCGCTGAAGCTGCAAAACAAAAAGTAGGTTCTTGGCAAGAGTTGGATGAAACTGTTGTTACAGACATAATTAACAAGTATTTAAGAGGAGGTCAGCGAAGTGGGACTAAGCTAGGACTTGCTCAACAAAGGGTTATAGAAGAGATAGACCCTCTAATTAAAGATTTTTATTACTCTGCTCCAGAGTCTTTAAACTTTTATATAAAAAATGCAGTGAGGGAGGTAGAAAAAAGGAAATTCTTTGGCAATAATGTGGTTTTTGATGAATCAAATAAAGTAGACTTAGCACAGAGTATAGGTGCTTTTGCGCAAGATGCGTTTAATAAAGGAGAAATAAGTTCTAAACAAATTGATGATCTTTCTATGGTACTACAGGCTAGGTTTGTTATGGGAGAGAAAAGCGGACATGCGGGTTGGGTAGGTGCTAAAGACGCGCAAACAATGGCCTTGTTAGCCCAGTTTGATTCAGCGGTTATACAGCTTGCCGATATAGGTGCTTCTGTTTATGCAAACGGTTTAAGAAACACTATTAAAAGTATTGTACCTGCTCTACGTAAAAAAACTGAAACATCCGCTGAAGAGTTTGGAGTTCTCAATACAATAGCTGCGGACATTAATTCTAAAGGTGTCTTAGCTAATGGAGTAGATACTGTTTTAAAGTACAGTGGTTTTAAAGGTATAGACCGTTTAGGTAAAGACACCTTTATCAGCGCTGCCTATAAAAACAATACACAACTTGCTAGAACAAGCCCTGAAAAGCTTTCAGAAAAGTGGGGTAAAGTCTTTGGAGATGAAACAGCTAATCTTATTGATGATTTAAAAGCAGGAAGGATGTCTGATAATGTTAAGCTTTTATTGTTTAATCAACTTTCAGACGTACAGCCAATAACCTTATCTGAAATGCCTGCGCAGTATTTAAAAGTCCCTAATGGAAGAATACTTTACGCTCTAAAAAGCTTTGCTATAAAACAGCTAGACATCATGCGTAGAGATTTCGCAGGGCAGTTAAATAGAGGAAATTATAAAGAAGGTTTTACCAATATGGGTAACTATGCCATGAGCATAGGTTTGGCAGGAGGTGCTGTAGGAACTGCTAGGGATATACTACAAACTAAAGAGTTAAGACCAGAGCAATTTGATGATAAAGTGTTTGAAACTTGGATGTCTTTACTTTTCTTAAATAAATATACAAGGGATAGATACTTAGCTGAAGGAGAAGTAGGGCAAGCTTTTTTAGGTATTTTAACACCAGCTATTTTCAACATTTCAGATCAGTTCGGTAAAGCACTTCAAGATATATTATTTGAGGCTGATAGCAATCCTGAAAAGTTTAACGCTGTTCTAAAAAACATACCAGTTATAGGTAAATTAGGATACTACTGGTTGCTTGGGGGAGCAGAAAAGAAACTAGAACAGGAAAGAAAGCAAGAAGAAAGAGACAGGCGTAATCGTTTAGGTATCAACTGAGTAAACAAAAGGGGGCGCAAGGCCCCCTAAGTTTATATCTCGCAGACTCCAGCTACACAAGCCAACGTCTGAGTACCTTCGGTGTTATCATCCTTCTCTTCAATGTCCCACTCAAACTCTTTGGGCATATCCTTGAGTAACTTCTGGTACGTCTTCTTGTCTATCTTCTGGTAAGGCGCTTGCTTGTATACATGCTCTGCCTCTGGCAAGAAACTAATCCCACTGACAGAATCAAAGTTTTCCCATATCCACTGGCACACAGCAAAGAAATTGTTGTCGTTATAATAACAAGTCATTGAAGGCTTATGCTCACACCAGCTATCTTGATAGATCTTCCACAGCTTTAACTGTTCCATAGCTCCCATGCTTTCTACTGTTACAGCCTTTTCAGGAGCCTTCTGAGGAAAGCTAAACACCCAGTTAGAACTATTCATTACGTCTTCTTCGTGCGGGAAACCTGCTTCAATCATAGCAGTAGCAAGAGGGTCTTTCTTGTCTGCTCGTACAGTCCTGATGTAGTACTCACTGAAGCGGGGATGAATACCGCTGGCGCTGTCAGTCAACTGTGAGACAGTACCCGAAGGTTTAACACAAGTGATAGCAGCGGACTGGTTAATACCCAGCTTGTCTGCCCATTCTTTATTAGTCTCTATAGCAACGTCCCTAAGAGTCTCTAACAGTCTTCCTAAAGCATCTTCTCCTGTAGACCCATTGGTAATCTTACAGTCCATAATGCCTGTCATAGATACGCCAAGCAATGCTTCTTCTTCTGTGTTCTTCTTCCATATATTGCGAAGGTATCGGAAGTCAGTAAGAGTAGCCTGTAGAGTCCCTAAGATAGTCGCTATGCGGACTTTTTCTTTGAGGGTCTGTAAAGTATCGTCTTCCCTTACAATGACTTCAGACAGGTTACAGAACTGATAGGGACGTAGGATAATCTCAGAGCAAGGATTAGTCCCAAACTTATGCGTAGCGTCTCTGCGTTCGTTACGTGCTGCTACCTTCTGTGCTGCAATGCGGCTAAAGATACCGCGCTCACCGGACTTAGAATCGTACAGCCTCTTCATCTCGGAAGAGTACGTATCAAAGTCAGGCTTCTCGGAGTACACGGCGCTGTTGTTTGCTAAGGCTCGTTGACCATTACTTAAATACCACTCACCGTTCTTAGCGTTAGCCATACGGTTGTCGGTAACATTGCTTAAGCTAATAAGAGCTGACCTACGTACACCCCCTACTACAACAATGTCTGCAATCTTACACACTAAGTCATGGCACTCCAGTGACGTTAGCTTACGTCCTGCTGCCCCTTTAAAAAGATCCACAGAGAAATTAAACAAGTCAGCCAAAGGCTGTGGCCCACTGGCTCTGCCTCCAAATGTCTTGAGTCTAGCCCCTGCTGGCCTTACCTTAGTCAAGTCACACTTAGGAACCTTACCTGCATACAGGAGGCTTATAAGCTCTCTGAAGGCGCTTGCCCAGCCTACCTTGCTGTCTGATACAACCACAGTGGACTCAGTGTCATGGAAGCTGTCAGCGATAACTGGAAGTTGATTAACGTAGTCCCGTTCTACGCTGAACCCTACCCCTGTACCATTGAGCAGGATGTACATAAGCTCGTCAAAGGATCTGGGGCTGTCTATGGGAAGGTAAGAACAGTTGAAGGCTGCTACATTGTCTCTCTTTAGGGCTGTTCCCGCTGTCATCACACAGCGCATGGAAGGCATAACTTTCTGCTCGTAAATAGCGTTGTACAACTCCTCAGCCTCTTCGTCAGTAATCTGCTCACGCTCAGTGAAGAAAGATACGTAACGGTTTACCGTCTCCTCCCAGTCTTCTCGGCGCTGCTCTTCATCTAAGTATCGTGCATATCTACTTTTGTGTATGTATTCTTGATATTGATCCATCAGAGTTCGTACTCCCCTCCAGTTAATAGTGATAGTTTTATTTGATCCAGTAAGAAAGAAAGCTCTAATGTTTCCATGTTGGTAGACACTACGATATACTCTTCAGACTTTACGATACAGAAAGCATCCTCATAGTTCTCCAAATCTTCTTTATTAGTTATTGCTTCAAACACTAAAGGGACAGTTATTTTGTTATCGTTTGTTTTTTCTCCGAATGTTCCTTCAATTACTTTCATTCTAGTCCCGCCTGTTCTTCAACCATTTTGTTTAAGTACCACTGAGCCTTTTGCAAGTCTTGTAAGCCATTCTTGTATCGCCAACGGTGTAGGTACTTTAGCACATTGCCCTCACAGTAGTCAACAATACCTTCTCCTAACTGCTGCTTAATGTAATCAATGGCCTCCATGCCCCCTTGATTGTAATGCGGAGGTTTGTTCACTAAAATTGAATTCCACTCCTCTTTAGTCGCTAAGTCAATAGACATCTTCGTTCTCCTCTTCAATCATCAACTCCTCAAATAATTCAACCTTATCTATCAACCTATTTTCAAAGGCATCTAAAATGTCCTCCGCGCTTATATTCAAGACTTCGCAGAGTAAGTCTACATCGTACTCCTGTAGGATACGTTCTCTAAGCTCATCAATTAGCATTGGCATAGTCAATCAACTCTTGTGTAGTAGCGATGGTATAGTGCTTGAATCCTTCTTTATCACACCATTTACCCATTGTCATCTTAGCTCCTTTCCTAACTTTCTTGTTTGGGTCTGACAGGACAAAGACCAGCTCTTGATCCTCATCCAGACAGTCCCGTATTGATTTATATTTAAGT